GGTGAATTGCGACCAGCAAGTCGTCTACCGCGTAGGTGTCATCCACGGTTTTGCAGCGCAAGTAGTCGTAATCTGCTGCGTAGATGACAGCCTGCTCAGCGCCTGCTACTGACGCTTTGAATACGCCAGCATCGAAGAACCCGAGAGTGCCAGGCTTGACCGCTGTGGCGCGACCTTCACGGTTGAGAAGTGGATTAGGGAATACGCCACCGGCGTGGATTACGTGTTTTCCATCTTTAGCCATTTTTTACTCCGGCATTTCGCTAACTGATTCTGAGGAATTGACCTGGCGGAATGCACCATTCAGGCCGGTTGATGTCTGGCATTGAGCAAACAACTCTTTCAGCGGTTCACCATCGAGGGCGTTAACTGCGATATCAGTCATTTTGAATTGAGCCTTTACTGCCGCTCGCATATCGCCTTTCTCTTTGTCAGAGTTGGCGGTCAGGCCAGACTTAACGGCAGCTAGATCATCAGCGAAAGGCTTGAACCACGCCGGTGCTTCTTCGTTGTTGGTAGTGGTCTCTTTGGCTTTTTTGTCAGCCTCTTCTTTGTCTTTCTTGGCTTTTTCTTCTGCATCAGCTTTCGCCTTAGCATCGTCAGCCACCATCTGGTTGTACGCATCCATCAGCTCAGCGTCGGTCTTACCTTCGACCTCTTTGCCTTTCGCTTTCAGCGCGTTGGTGATGAGTTCTTTCATCGATTTTGCTTCCTCTTTGACGGGCTTGTTATTGGCGCTGAAAAACGCCATGAATTGGTTGAAGAACTGCTTAATAGCTGGGTCTTGCGGGTCGGGAATTGCTGAGTCAGCGATGTTTGCAGTTTCGATTTCTTGCTCATCACCTTCTGCGTTTACGAAGATGCCAACTCCCTCTTCTGGAGTGCCAGCGCCGGGCTGGTCAAGCAATACTGCGACGTGATCGAAGTCCATATTGGTGACGATTTTCTCGTAACGCTTTCCCTTGGATTCGCCGTTAGCGGTGATTTCTTTGTGAAGCAGACCTGTCGAGATGTGGACTGGCTCTACGTTCTTGCCAGCGGCCATGTCATCCAGCCGCTGAATGAGACGCTTACCGTTATCACTACCTTCTGCGTAGCGTCGGTCTACGTACATGTCGCCTGAGACCTTGCCACCATCACGATTTACGTTCTGCAGCCAGGCACCTACGTGGTAGTCATTAACCGCCTGAACATCCCGCGCAGAAATATGCTTACCGTTTACTTTCGGATGCCCGAAAGGCATAGGGTTTCGCTCAAGCGACTTGTAACTTTTTTCAATCTCAGCTGCCGGGTATAACTTCCGATTCATAACGATGTCGTCAACGATAGGCGTGACGCCACGAACCACGATGTGTGGTTTGCCGTTGATTGTTTCGGTTGTGATGTTTGAAGCGGAGTTGATGACCGACAGCACGTTTACGCAGATGCGTGACATGCTGTGTCCTCATTGGTGGATTTTTCGTAACATCGGCGCTCTACAGCACCAAGGGAAATAGTTCAGTGCAGTTACACACTGATAGCGCACGGTTCTACCGCACCCGCAGCACCAATAGACTGTCATGCAAGGTCCTCATTGGTGGATTTCAGGCAATAAAAAAGGCCGCCTAAGCGACCTCGTTAATCAAAAATGCTTAACTCTGTAGGGGGTAAAATAAACTGCTTCAAAAGCAGCCTGGCTCATACTCTCGAAGTCATCAATGCAGAAATATAGACTTACATTAGCATCGGTAAATCCAACGATCTCGTTTTGATTGCTTCCAGATTGGATATGGTAAATGAAGGATACGTCGTTAATGCGCATTTTCGATAGGTCTTCAAGGTATGCGTGAATCTCCTTCTGCTCTCCACTAATTTCAAAGCACTGAGATGGCTGAATCATTTGACCATTTGCCATAAATGCCGCGTAACCGGTAGACCAAAATTGATAATGTAATGCCATAAATCCTCCTTTATGTGATTAAGAGGACTTATCGGCAGATTGTTTCCATTGTTTACGTTCTTTCGCAAGCTTTTCCGCCAGCCCTTCATTGAAGATGCTGCCGTCGTCGTTGAGCAGTACCGGAATCTGGCTGCAGTAGCAGTTATACCGGTTGCCGTTCTCAGCGTAGAAGTCACGCACCTCTTCCGTTGTGTAGACCTTGCCATGACGGCTGGCATGCCAGGGGCGCGTCGTAGGCTTGAGCGCCGACAACCACAGCAGGCCGGTATTCAGCCCCAGTCGGTCAGCCGCCCAGTCAGTCTCGTTCCATTGCGCTTCACGCAGTGCGCCAACCTGCTCAGTCTGAGCGATCGTCTTGGCCTTCGACATTGATACATCAAGACGCTTGCTAACTATACTGGCCGTCTCACGCGGGTTAATGCCGCGACCAATGGAGTCGGCAATGACATTTGCCAGGTCAGCTCGTGCTGCGTCGCTTATACCCTTCCAGTCGCTGTACGTGCTGATATATGCGCTGGCTATCTGGTTCTGATATGCCGGGCTGGACAGCAGTTGCTGTAACGACGTCTGACTGGCGTAAACCGGAGACTGTACCGAGAGGTTGGTGTATCCGCTTAACGTTCCACGCTCAAACTCTGCTGTGACGTAATCCATGGCCCAGAGATTCTGAGGCCCACCTTCAAGCAGCTCGTCATCCAGTATTGCCTGCACCACCTGCAACAGGTCGGCTAACTGCGCCGCCGTCATGTTGTAGATGTACGTGCCAGAGTTCACCTGGTAGAGCGTGTCTGGCTGATTACCGTTACGGGCAAGGATGTATCCAGACATCGAATTGCTTTCCCGCTCGCGCCCAGTTAGCCGCAAGTCGAATAGCTGCTTTAGCGCCACTTTGATGTCGTAATAGCGCTGTTCGATGTCGCGGTACATCCGGTTTACTGAGCGGTAGGATTGCGTTGGGTCAGCTTTGTTGCGCGGAATTATCGGACTTCCCGGCTTCGGTTGATTGTTCAATTGGCTCACCTGTCAGCGGGTCGATGTTCTTCGCCGATTCATCAGCACCAGTCGGTTGCTTAGGCTCTTTGATTGGCTCAAGCTCACCAACTGCACGGATCTCATTAGCATCAACAGCTGGGGTTCCATAGGCCTGCTGAGTTTTCTGCGCGACATCTGCCATGGCCTGCATATTGGCAATTTTATCTTTCTCACTCGGAGCGAGTAGATCTGACCATGCCAGTGTGACCTCTCCGGAAGGAGGAGGGTCAATAACACCTACAGTCCAGAAGCGCTCAAGCACGTTCACAACTACTGTTGACTGGAACCCCCATCGACGACCATTACATCGCTTTGCCCACTCCGTCTTATCTTCATCTGAAGCAAGGCGGCCCGTCTGCTGACCAAACTGCATCGTGAAAGGGCTTTGGATTGAGGCAGAGAATTCGTTAGCGGTAACTTCCCATGAAGGCTTTGGATCTGCTGGGGCGACTGATAGCACTGAAGGCGTACCGGCTTGCATCACCAGTGCAGCATCAGTCCCACGGTTCATCTTAGATACTTTGTCGTTGAGCGCCTCGCCAAGGTCTTTAAATCCTGCGTCCGTAGCCGACTTTTTAAGAGAGGCCATGTCGGTCTCTTTGTCGAAGGCGATGCCAAGCTGACGACTGGCGTTCTTCAGAAACCCTTCGGCACTACCACCGGAAATCTTTTCAAGATCGAGAAGCTTGTTATAGCCAGCGCGCAGGAATGGAACACCTGACAGCATGTTTTCGTCTTCTGACCCTTCGCACAGGATGATTATTCGCTCTGGATGCACGGTAACACTGCGCACCGGGCCATACGTACCATCATCACCAACCGGCTGTTCGTTGAAGTTGTACGAGACTGGCTGTCCGTATGTTTCAGAGAGAGTGTCGGTGTCGAAGTTACCCGGTTTGATCTGCGACTCCCATGCAGGAATGAGTTTAACAATGGCTCTCTCTTTCAGGGTTTTTACTACCACCCTGTTCACCGGCTCATTCCATTCCCTGCCATCACGGAACTGAATCAGAAGTGCTGAATAGCGTCCAACCAAATTCCTGCGGTCTGCATCCTTAATTTTTGCCCAATATTTCTTCATCAGCTTGGTGACTGATTTTTCCCAAGGAGTGGTTTGAGTGGACTCCTTAGCATCATCGCCATCGATAATCGTCGGGTTATCTACCCAGCACGAATCGAGAAGCTTATGCACAGCGGCAAACGCAACAGCGTTACGTTCATATACGCGATAGTAGCGATCGAACTCCAGGCTATTTGGATAGCCGAATTCATCCCACAACTGTGTGCGCTTCGTGTTACCTGGCTGGCCTGCATAAAGCATGCGCTGGCGACCCACCGCGATTTGATCAGCGAGGGCATTGACGAGGAATTGAACCTCGCTATTTTGTTCACTCACTGATGAGCTCCTTAGAAGAAGATTGCGCCGACTTTCTTATGGTTGTTCTTCGCTACTGCAAAGTAACGGAACCCGTCAGCACCATGCGATGTGAAATCGTGAAGAGGTTTATCTTTCCAGCAGCCGCGCTTGTCGTCCCACTCCTTGCGATAACCTTCGAGGTGAGAGATGCCTTCGGAGCAGGTCTCTTCATCGAATACGCATTGAGGCAGGATTTCACGAACTGATTCGATGCCGGTGTCCACGCCAACCTTTGGCACGACCCTGAAGGTCATGGAGTACATCTGACCGTCAATCTCATAGCCCTCTCTGGCGAGCTCACGGCGGGACTTTGCGTCGCTACCGAATTCGCGGTTGTCGATGTCATGCGGCCCCCAGTGCTCGCCGTACTCATAGCCACGGTCCTTCAGCACCTTCATGTAGTGCCTCAGACCTTCGCCAGAGTTTTCGTAGTAGTCGATGATGTGGAACTCTTCACCAACCTCACGAACGAACCAGATCGCCGTGGAGTCACCCACACCGATGTCCCAGAACGTGTGAACCGGCAGGTGTGAGTTATCAGGGATTTGTCCAATCCGCTTGTTGGTGTAGAGCCAGCGGAACTGTTTGGCGTAGTAAGCGCCCTCGACCGACTGCTGGAATGCCTCGGCCGGGATGGTCGGGTATTCGCGCTTCATGTCGTCGCCGAGCGTTTTCTCTTTGGCGTAGTACCAGGCTTTCTGTCGCTCGTTAACGATGACGCTGTGCTTCGCCTCCATCTCAGCGAAATAATCAACCAGGCGCTGAGGTAACGGCTCTACCGGGTCGATTGCGTACTGCGGATTCTTCCACCAGGAGAAGAAGAAAAACTTCCAGTCCAGTGCGGATAGTGGCTTACCCTGCAGTTGCGCTTTCTCTGACGTCTGGCAGTAATCGAAGAAGTAACCCGCCCGCCCCTCTGCTGTGCTCTCGATGGTAGCGAAGCAGCCAGTCGATACCGCCTCAAACGCACCAGTGACGATCTCACGGGCTTTGTCTGGATACTTGGCGCATATCTTCCCGAACTCGGAAACGTGCAGGTAACGCAGCGTACCGCCACGAAAGGACGTGCTGACATATAGCGAGCCGCCTTTCTTGAATACGAGCTCACCGGAAGAGTCATTACTCGCCGGGTTGGCCGCCTTTATCTCTGCCGGCAGCTTGTCGTAGGCGTACTTCACCTTTTCGCGGAACAGGCGCTTAGCGTCATTCAGCGTGTGGGCAATAAGGGCGCACTTCGCCGACTCGAACAGGGCCGCGTCGAGCTGGATGATACATACCTCAGTGGTGAATCCGAGTTGCCGAGCCTTGAGGATAATATTGCGGGTGTGGATGCCCTCGAAGTATTCCCGCTGCTCAGGCGTCATCCTGAAGCGCGTAGGCTTCCCTTCTTTATCGGTGATCCAGTAGAGATTATTCAGTCGCCAGTCTTTATCGGACAGCAGCTTGATGTGCTCAGGTTTCATTACGCCCCCTGAGACAGAGAATCCATCAGGTTTGACAGGTCATCGACCGTCTTATTGCCTTCCTCGGCATCGAGGTTGTATGCCTTGCGTTCTGCGTTAATCACTTTGATTTGAGCGTCAACGCCAGCAGTGATTGAGCGAGACATTGCGCCGTGATTCTCTTCCGTAATCTCGGCATCTTCGAGGAAGTCGCGCAGCTTGTTGGTTATGCCTCGCCATGCTGCCAGCCCCTCTCGATGAGCCATTATTACCGCAACAGCTTCATCAGATGCCTGGTCAATAATCTCATCATCAGTAACCACTGGTGCCTGGTTACCGTCTTTGGTTACTGACTTGGTTACCTTAGCCTTCGTTGCCGTCCTGACCTTCTCTGTCAGGTC